CTGCAAGATAATTAAAAAAGAATGTTGACAAATAGTTATTTATGAATATAACTATATGTAACTAAAGATGTAACATAACCTTATATGTGTGTTTATATGAACCCTTTAAGTCGTTGCCTCATATAAATACTAGCTACATATAAACTACTTATGTTACATCTTAAATTCACTTCAAAGACTACCCAATTATGTGAGCCTACAAAGGACTAGCTATCCTATGTACAACCTCAACGCATGAATGGTCCTTATTGAAGTAACAGACTAAAATTAAACTTTAACCTAAATAAATCTAAAGGAGATTTAAATGGCATTTACATCAGCCGCTGGTTATGGTAACTTACCAAACGGTAATTTTAGTCCTATTATTTACAGCAAACAGGTTCAACTTGCATTCCGCAAGGGGTCTGTCGCTGAAGCTATCACTAACAGTGATTACTTCGGTGAGATTGCTAATATGGGCGATTCCGTTAAGGTTATCAAAGAACCAGAAATAACAGTCAAGGCATATGCAAGAGGAACAACTATTACTCCTCAAGACCTTGATGACGAAGAATTTTCACTTACTATTGACAAAGCTAACTACTTTGCATTTAAAGTGGATGACATTGAAGAAGCTCATTCTCATATTAACTTTCAGCAGTTAGCATCAGATAGAGCAGCTTATAGACTAGCCGACCAATTTGACCAAGACGTACTTGGTTATATGTCAGGTTTTACGCAATCAGCAATTCATGGTACACCTGATACAGCTAATACAACTGTAAACGGTACTAAAGCCGTATCAACTGCAGGTTCTGACGAACTTTTAGCTTCAATGCAAATTGACGCTGAAGACTTCGGTGGTTCAGCAGGTGACGCTGTAGCTATCTTACCAAGAGCAGGTGGCGATTCAGCACCTACTGCTAACGGAGATAGAAACCCATTAACTGTTATTGCTAGAATGTCTAGACTATTAGACCAACAGAATGTTGACACTAATGGTAGATGGTTAGTATTAGACCCTGTATTTATAGAAGTACTAAAGGATGAAGATTCAAGATTATTTGATTCAGACTTTGGTGGTACTGGACTACAGAATGGTTTAATCCTAAACAACCTACATGGTTTCAAGGTTTATCAGTCAAACAATTTACCTGCAGTAGGAACAGGACCATCTAATACTGGTACTAACAGTTCTACTGACTATGGTGTAATTGTTGCTGGTCATTCTTCATCAGTAGCTACTGCGGAGCAAATCAACAAGACAGAGACTTATAGAGACCCTGATTCTTTTGCTGATATTGTTCGTGGTATGCATTTGTACGGTAGAAAGATACTTCGCCCAGAAGCAATCGCTACTTGCAAGTATCACTTAGCTTAAGGGAGATTAGATTATGGCGAATATTACAGCTGCTCTTAAAGCCTCTTCAGGCAACTCCCAAAGAGGTAGAAACGTATACTATGTAGATAATGTCATTGACTTAACTGCTAATAGTATCAACCCTTCCACTGCTGATACCATTCAGGCTATCACAGTTCCAGCTAATACTCTTGTAGTAGCTGCTGGGCTTCAAGTTGTGGACAGTGCGACTATGAACAGTGGAACAAACGCAACTGCATCACTTGGTTTGACAGGTGTTGACCCTGATGAGTTTGTAGCACTTTTTGATATTGATGGTGCTGCCGATGGTGCATATGCTCCTCAGATTGCAATCACAGGTTTGACTGCCTCTACTTCTGCTGACACAATTGATGTGTTATTAGCAGGTACAGGTACTTCATTTACTGCTGGTAAAATCCGTGTATATGCAATGTTGATGGATATCAGTGACCAAGGTGACATGTCAGCTAACGAAGTTGATAGAGACACTTTAGCTTAACTTAATGTAAGTGAAGGGCAGCTTTAGGGTTGCCCTTTACAACATGTGATATTATAGGAGATTATAAATGGCTATCACGACTGCAATGTGCACAAGTTTCAAGTCTGAGTTATTAGGTGGTCTACATGACCTTGATACTGATTCACTTACACTAGCACTTATTAAA